TATAAAATAACAAAAAATTTAACAAATACAAAATGGCAGATTTACTAATGAAAATGCCGGTTCCTTACGAACCGAAAAGACAGAACAGATTTATTCTTAGATTCCCTTCATCTTTGGGAATTAACGAGTGGTATGTATCTTCAACAAAAAGACCTTCAGCTAAAATTAACTCAACAGAGATTCCTTTCTTGAATACTTCAACTTATGTTGCTGGTAGATTTACTTGGGAAGAAATGAGTGTTACTTTTAAAGACCCAATCGGTCCTTCAGCTTCTCAAGCATTAATGGAATGGTTCCGTTTACACGCAGAATCAGTAACAGGTAGAATGGGATACGCTGCTGGGTACAAAAAAGACATTGAACTTGAAATGCTTGACCCAACGGGAGTTGTTGTTGAAAAATGGATTATCCAAGGTTGTTTCTTAACAAGCTTAAACTTTGGTGATTTAGATTACAACAATGATGCTTTAGCTCAAATTACTTGTAACTTGAGAATGGACCGTTGTATCCAAGTATACTAATAGTTTCTATTTAATACTAAAACCGATAATCAAATTAGTAAATCTGTCTAATGGGTTATCGGTTTTTTTATGCAAAAACTTTACTTTAATCTACTTATAGTTTAAATTGTACTATGGAAGAATTTAGAATTGACCCCAACATTGCTTATGATGTAGTTGAATTACCTAGTAGAGGTATTCACTATACAAATAATAAAAAATCGGTGAGAATTGCATATCTAACCGCAGCGGATGAAAATATCCTATCGTCCCCAAGTTTAATCGCAACTAACAAAGTTGTTGATGAATTACTAAAAAGAAAAATTTTAGATAAAGATTTACCTATTGATGATTTGGTTGAAGAAGATAGACAGGCTATTTTAATATTCTTAAGGAATACCTCATTTGGAAGTGATTATAAAGTTACGTCAACGGACCCAAAAACAGGGGAACAGTTTGATTTTGAATTAGATTTATCAACAGTAAAAACAAAAGACTTTAAATTAGTTGCGGATTCAAATGGTGAATATTCTTATTTCATGGAAAAATCAAAATTAGACATCACATTTAATTTTTTAAATAAGAAACAAGAAAAGGAAATAGACGCAATTAGAGATAGTTGGAATGGTAACGGAGTGGCTCCAATTATAACTAAACAACTTGAAATGATGATTAAATCGGTTGCTGGTAATAAAGACCTAATGAATATCAGAAACTTTATTGAAAATATGCCAATTAAAGATTCACAAGATTTTAGAAAATTTATCAACGAAAATAAACCAGGGTTAGACTTAACCCAAAAAGCAATCACCCCGTCAGGAGACACAATCCAAGTTGAAATTGGATTCGGGGTTGAGTTTTTTCGTCCTTTCTACGGATTATAAAAAGGGACAGTTAGACGAGATTTTATTTTTAGTTAAAAGAGGATTCTCATATGGAGATATCCTTTCTATGCCCGTATATATTAGACGTTATTATATACAATATTTAATATCGTTAGAAAATGGAAATAATTAAACATCTATTTATATGATATGGCAGATGATAAGAAATTACAAGACTTAGCGAGAAACGACTCAGACGGGTTTGAGGAATATTACAAAAAAAACGTGAATAGTAAAGCGGATGGTGCAACCATAGCTGCAAAACAAGCATACTATAAAAATTTAGACCTATCGTCAACAAGTACAACAAGTACAACAAATCCAACAACACCTAAACAACCTATAGGTAATAGTTTTGTAGATATATTGAAAGCAGGATTAGATACACAAAAAACACAAACTGGACAATACAATGCTAATGAAATGTATCGAATTAATGATATGTTAGACATCATTAATAAAAAAGGTGAAACTACGGGAGGATTAATGGGAATGGCCGAAAGAGCATTAGGAGATATTGGATCTGCAATTGCCACTCAACTATCACAAGAAGCACAATTAAGAACAGATATCAACGAAAAAGTTGGTATGCAAGGAGAACTTTCAAAAGGTTTAAGAGAGGAAATGGTTGCGGCATATCCATCTGTACTTAGATTAGGATATGGTATTGACCAATTGTCTAATATGATGACAAATATGATGTCAGAATCGGGTAGATTTAATCTTATTTCACAAGGAACCATTCAACAAGCAGCGGAAACCGCAAGGTCTTTTGTTGGAGACTTAAATGAAATGGGTAGAGTATTTGGTCAATTTGAAAAAGTTGGTCTTGGTGCTTCAGACGCAACAAAAGCCATCGACAAAGCGGGTAAATCTTCATTATCTTTAGGTTTGAATAGTAAAAAGACAACACAAGATTTAAGAGACAATTTAGGAAAATTAAACGAATTTGGATTTGCAAATGGTGTACAAGGATTAAATAGAATGGTTCAAAAGGCTAATGAATTTAGAATTAGTATGGATTCTGTTTATCAAGTTGCGGAGAAGGTGTTCAGTCCTGAAGGTGCGTTAGAATTAAGTGCAAATTTATCGGTATTGGGTGGTGCAATGGGAGATTTTGCAGACCCAATAAAATTAATGTATATGGCAACCAATAATGTAGAAGGATTACAAGATGCATTAATTGGGGCTGCTGGTTCATTAACCACATATAATCAAGAACAAGGTAGATTTGAAATTACAGGTGTTAATTTAAGAAAAGCCAAAGCGATGGCGAGTGAATTAGGAATATCGTATCAAGAATTGGCAAAAGGTGCAATTGCAGCTTCAGAAAGGTCAGCAGCAGCAAGTGCTTTAATGATAAGTGGATTAGTAATGGAAGATAAAGAAAAAGAATTCTTAACTAACTTATCACAAATGAAAGACGGTAAAATGGTTATTGAAGTTCCTAAATCTTTAATGAGCGAATTAGGTGGACAAACAGAAGTTATTTTAGAAGATTTAACAAATGCACAAAAAACCACATTATTAGCAAACCAAAAGGCATTTGAAAAAATGTCTACAGAAGACATTGCGAGAGGACAGTTAAGTGCCACTGAAAATATACAAAGAGATGTAGCCTTTTTAGCTGCAACAACTAGAGGTCAAGCAGTTAAAGCGTTTAAATCTGCGGCTGAGGCTGCAGGTATGACGGGAGAAGATACTCAAAAATTTGTTAAAGAAATGACAAATAATGTTGCTAAGGGTGAAATAGAAATGATGGATGATTTCAATGCAATGGCAAGAAACTTCATAAAAAACATATTGGGTGGCACATCAAAAACCCAAGGTACTGCCACAACAGAAACAAATGCAATGAGAGTTGCGGATGCAGAAAAGAAAGCTGCCGAAGCTAAACAAACTGCGGGAAATACAACAAAAGTTGTGAAAGTTGAAGTTTCGGCTAAATCATCTGAAGCGTTAATGGATGGTTGGACTAGACAAATTATCAGAGACGCAAGTGTAAAGGAAGATTTTATAAACACAGGTAACGACGAATATACAACACCACCAAAAAACTAAATAAATCTATTTATTATAAAATATAATGCCAAGTTACTTAGACTTTAATTCTACTAAAAAATTCAGAGATTATATATTAGGTAAAACACTTAATGTACCTAATGGTCCACAGACTTTTAGTAGCACATCATTTTCAGTTGATAAATTGAGTGATATGTCTAATAAAGACACTGGCGACGTTATTTTAAACGACTCTACAAGTAGAAAAACACAAATTGATAATATATCTAATTTAAATGTTAACCAACCGTCTGACAATTATTTAATTGTTGAAGATTTAAATACATTTTTAATACAAAGAAGAAGTAATGGAATAAATTTATATCCATATTTCCCTACGAATACTCCAACATATAATTTAGTTGGTATTATGGGTTCATCATCATATGATAGTGAATCTGAATTATTTAAATTTGCGGCTAACAATATTAAAAATAATCCTGATGGTCCCGTTCTTTCGAGAATATCAAGAAATATAGAAACGGCTACAAACGGTAGATTAAGATTATTGGATGCTCTTAATGGTAACACTGCGACCGCTTTTAATATTGTTACAGGTAGGGAACCATTGGTTGACCCAAATAATAAAATTACGGTAGCGAGAACTCTACCGGGGAAAGCGATAGATTTTTTACAAACTATTTCAGGAACACAATTACCGTTTAGTGAAATACCGGGTGATTATTTATCAAACCCCGCAAATCCTGTAAACGTTAGACCACAAGCAAAAACCGAATTTGGTAAATTATATCAAGATGTTACTGGTGTATTGGGATCATTAATTGGAATACAAAGAAGACCGAGGTTATCAAGAAAACCTTCGGACTTATTAATTGAATATATGGGTGACGGTCAAAAAAATAGGTTATATGACACGTTAACATTTAACAAATATGCACCAAATTATACAACCAGTGCAAGATCACAAAACACCTCAAAATTATTTAATTTTATTGATAAAGCGGCACAAGGTGTAAAAAATATTTTAGGTGTTGAGGCGCCAGCAGGAAAGGCGTACATTGGTGATGATAGAGGAGAAGATGTAAAATATGCAATGGGTGATTTTAATGATAGACCCGTTAGAAGTCCATATTATCTTTCATTAATGTTTGATAAAGTTTCTGCTGAATTATTCCACAGAAGTAAGAATATTACTGAGGGAGGTAAAATTACCGGTAATCTTACATGGATTAGTAGAAATTCTAAAAATAAATTAGGTTCAGGTAATAAAGAATGGGGAAGTGAATCTTCAACATTTGACGATTCAAAATCCACAGCATTTAATTTTAGAGAAGATTCTATATTAGGAAGTACACAGGAAATTTTAAATTCGATGCCATCCGACGGAGGTTCAATTTCACATGTTGGAAATGTAATCGATCAAACAAGTAGAGTATTTGGAGAAGGTGATTTAAGAATATCAAAAGGTTCTGCAATAAAATACACAAATAAATTTTCAGGTGAAGAAAGTGGTGTTGAATATTGTAGAGTGTGGACAAAGGATAGGTCATATATGCACTATTCCGATACCATGAAAAGAACAGGTAATGTAAGAAAATTTGACGGTAGTGTAATGGGTGGGGGAAGTACACCTTGGAATTTAAATTACGCACCAATGTCTAATGGTAATAAATCATTTGATGGATCAACAAATATTGTTGATAAGTATCCATATGGTGGAGGTTTTTATGCTAAAAAGTATATGTTCTCAATTGAGAATTTAGCTTGGAAAACTTCCAATAGAGATGGTTTTAAAGTTACCGATTTACCTGCTTGTGAAAGAGGAAATAATGGAGGTCGTGTTATGTGGTTCCCACCATATGATTTAAAAATGAACGAACAAAATAGTGCAAGATGGGAGGAGAATTCTTTCTTAGGAAGACCCGAACCAATTTACACTTATCAAAATACATCAAGAAGTGGTACTATATCATTTAAAGTTGTTGTTGACCACCCAAGTATTTTAAATTTATTAGTTAGAGAACACTTCAAAGGAATGTCAGATGAAGAGGCGGATAACTACATTAATGCATTTTTTGCGGGATGTGAAGAAATTGACTTTTATAGTTTAATACAAACATATACAACTTTAGATAGTGATGATATTAATTTAATAAAACTATATTTAAATTCTTCTAAAGCACCACAAGAAATTACAAAATACAAATATACCACAACACAAGTTACATTCCCTAAACCTGATAAAGGACAAAACGGAGGTAAAGACACGACGGTACAATTTGATAAGAGATTTTATTTCGCTAATGACTACCCTAAAAAGGACGGATCAACAAAAGGTACAACAAATTTAACATACACACAATTATATAATCAGTATGTTGCACAAAAAGTAACATACACTGGAAACACTGTTATCGATTTAGGTGAATTAGTAACAGGAACAACCGAAAATCATAAGAAAGATAGATTGGTTATTTTTGGTAAAGAATCTATCGATTCCGCAACAAGTGGTGCCACAATTAGTAAAGAAGCACAAAAAATTGCAACAGGGTTTGATGAACTTACAAGTGGATATACAGAATACAATACAAAATTAACCGCATTAAAATCTGATATTACAGGTAAGACGGTTAGTGAGGTAACCTTTCTAATTCAATCATCAACTTCAGAAGTTGCGGACGCAACTTATAATTTTTATTTAGGTGTTAGAAGAGGACATAGTATTTTTCAAGATATATTCAAAGGAATATCAAATGGTAAAACACCTGAACTAAAATGGTTTAATGATACCGTTTTAAAACCATATGAAAAAACAGGAACTAATCAAAAACCAGGAGAATTTGTAAAAGAATTTACATTTAAGGATTTTGGTTATGACGTAGATGGTAAGTTTATTTTTAAATTAATTACAAATGGTGAAGACGCCACTTTAAAAAATACTGGCGGTAAAGAAAACTTAAATTGTAATCAAGCAATATTAACAAAACAAGGTCTTAAAGATACATCACCTATTGCATTTTATTGTAGACAAGCGAGAGTTAAATTTGAGTATAAGAAAAAACCGGAACAACCACAGGAAATCACAGTACCAAATATACCGGTTCCAGTAACAACAATTGAACCAGGTGGTACAACGACCATACCAAATAGAAAACCTACCATAGATGTGATGAAGAGAATCATCATGAAAACATTATCGGAATGTCATTACTTTAAAAAATTAGAAGAGGATTCTCCTGTTGCATTCACATCACTAAAAGAAAAATTAAAATATTTCCATCCAGGTTTTCACTCAACAACACCTGAAGGTTTAAATAGTAGATTAACATTCTTATTACAATGTGTAAGACCGGGTGATACTATTCCAATTAAAGGAGTATCAGACCCATTAGATGTTGGTGCAAGAAACACCTCATTTGGTCCACCACCTATTTGTGTTTTAAGAATCGGTGATTTTTACCATTCTAAAGTTATTATTAGAGATGTTGGAATTACATATGACGACAGTACTTGGGATTTAAATCCTGAAGGTATTGGTGTACAACCAATGATTGCTAATGTAAGTTTACAAGTTTCATTTATAGGAGGTCAAGGTTTAGAGAAGCCGGTCGAGAGACTACAAAATGCGTTATCATCAAACTTTTTTGCAAATACGGAGATGTATGATGAAAGAGCAATTTCTACCACAACTAAAATAGATGGACAAGATGCTGAAAAATTCACAAAAGATTTTTTAGAAACATTGTACACAAAGGCCGGTTTCGCATTAGAAAGTAAAAATGATTCCGCTAATTCAAATCAAACGGTCGAAGGAACATATATTGGAACTCCAAATGGGGATAAAATGAAATATACTAATACCATTGATATGGTTTATAGTAGTGTTGGAAATTACTTTAACACATACCAATCATCATATAATGAAGTTTTAAAGAACTTTGGTCCAAAGATAGGTCAAATGTTTTTATCACAAAATTTTAGAACAATAACTGGTTACACCGTTAACACCAATACATCATCAACAGAAGACATAAAATTATTAGGTGAATATAAAACTTTAGACTTTAATAAATTAAAAATAAGATTAAATGACTCTTTGGTTAATTATGTTTCTAATACTGCGGATTTAAGTAGTGTTTTAGGATTTTCAGATGTATTACCATCATCATTAGTGTCTAATTCAAACGACTTATTAAAACCACATATTAAAAAATTGATTTTAGATAAGATGCAAAAGATTAGTGATTTTAAGGAAATGAAAAAAGTTGAAGATGTTAGAAAAGAAGTAATTGAATCCTTAGATAAAGTTAATTTTATTACAAAATATGAAAAAGATGGTAAAATAGAAAAAGGAATTTATAGTGGAGCTACTTTTAGTGTTGGGTTTACGAACGAAGGGTTTTACTCAAATTACTCAAGTGTCATAACATATATTAAAAATAACTACCAATATTTTACGGAAGATTTTACAACCACATTAGATTACTCATCTTTATCAACTAATGATATGAATGATATGTTATCGGTATTATTGAAAGATGATAAGAAAGGTATTTTAGATTTATATAATGTCGATACTGTAAACTTTACAGATAAGATAAAAACAAAATTAGAAAAGAAATTAGATAATTTTATAACAAAACCAACAGAGAAGAAGTTTAAATTAGATAAATTCCCTGTTAAGAAAAACGATAAAGAAATTGAATTTGAGGTAGTAACAGGAGATTTAACGACAGAAGCAAAAACAGATTTGAAGAAAATTTTTAATACTAAGAATAAAATTGGTGACACACTAAACTATTATAAACCATGAGTAGGGACTATTTTGACAGGTACCAATATTTTTTAGCGGACGGTAAATTTAGAATTGTCCCTGGCATTGAAATTCCTATAAAAGGAAGTGATAAGTACATGCAATATAAAAGGGGTAAAGATAGATTAGATAAAATCTCACAAGAGTATTATAATTCACCATTATTTGGTTGGATTATATTACAAGCAAATCCATTACTTGGTAGTGTGGAATTTGAAATACCTGATAATTCTTTTATTAGAATACCATTTCCTCTGATTAGCACTTTACAAGATTATAAAAGTGCTGTAGAATTGTATAAGTTATATTATGGCGAACAATAAGTTAAACAGTGGTGAAAATATTTTAGTCAAAGTCGACCAAAACAATTTAATATACATTGACCCAAACAGTGTTGTAAACAACGGAGTTGTTGAAGAACGAGGGGTTAAACAAGAAAACTTGGTAATGTATGTTAATTTGGAGGCCGATTTAATACCAAGAACAACATTGGTTGATTCGGGTAATAAAACCACGTTAGTATCTGTTGCAAAAGGAACCCTCAACATCCTAAAACCAAAAACAGGAGATTACGATACGTCATGGACGGAAGCATATAATGGTAGTGACAATGTTGTTACCGAAAAAGATTCTAATGGTAATCAAATCTATAAAGGTGTAGAAAACAAGGGTTATGACGGTACAGCACAATCTTTCGGTATTGATAGTATTAACATCAATATTAAAGGTGCAAATTTTATACCACAAATTAATATAAACTTTATTGACGTTAGAGGTAAGACCCTATTTGAGTCTCCTGAGAATTCACCATATAATGCATTTTTCCACATGCCGTGGCCAATATTTTATTTAACGGTAAAAGGATATTATGGTAAAGCGATTAGATATCGTTTACACTTAGTTAAGTTTAATACAAAATACAACGAGTCTAACGGTAATTTTGAAGTATCAACCACATTCGTCGGTTCAACATATGCGTACTTAAATGATATACCACTAACAGGTATATTAAATGCACCATATATGTATGCAATTGAAAAGGAAACAAATACCTCTTTCAATGAAAAAACTGGTAGGTATGAGAAGAAAGTTTCAAAATCTTCAAGAGGTTATACAATGTTAAGGTCGGTATATGATGAATATATTGCAAAAGGATTACTACCTAAAAACTTCCCAACAAAAACATTAAGAGAAGTTATTACGGTTGCAAGAAGTTTAGATAAGATATTAGAAAAAGAAATATTCAACCAAGTTGTTGATTATAAAATATTTGCGGGTTTAAAAGAATTTGAAACAACGGTACAGAATTTTGAAACCGCAGTTAGAACGTGGGGTTCTGTTAACTTAGAAAAAAACACATTTGAAATAAATGGTGTTACAGGTGTAACATATAGTTACCTTTCTGGACAAGAAAAAACAAGTACCACTAAATTAATCGGTGCAGATAAAGCGGGAACATTAGAGAAAATATTAATAGAATACCCAAAAGAACTATTAAAAACACAATTATTTGCTCAAAAATATATTAACGATACAGGTGCTGACTTTAAAAAAGAAACATTTTCTTTCATTAATCAAATTAAAAAAGTTGGTGAATATTACACACCAAATGAAGGTAAACTTGCAATAAATTTAAATGCGATATTAACGGATATTTTCAACATTCAAAAATCATTTGTAGAACAACGAGATAAATTAGAGGCTAAAGTTGAACAAAAAATTAATGAAGTTATTAAAGACCCAACAAAGGGTGGAATAGGTTTTGAACCCACAATAAGAAATATTATGGGAGTTATTCTTGCAAACGCAGATGTTTATATTCGATTAATGAAAGATGTTCATACTAGAGCATTTGAAGTTGCTGGAAGAAGAAAAAAAATAATAGGTAACTTAGAGGATGAAACTAAAGACGGACAAATATTCCCGTGGCCTGAAATAAAGAAACAAACACCAAACAAACAAAAAGTTTTAGCATATCCTGGCGACCCCGATTTACAACAAAAATTACAAAGTTTTAATAGATCACTTTGGCCGGAAATTGACTTTCTTGAAAACTACCACGGAGTGGCTACTAAAAGAGTAGACTCATTAGCACAAAAAGAAGGTAACGTTGGTAATATTAGTTATGTTTTTGAAGAAAACTCACAAGAACAAAGTTTTAATAACATATCAACTTTATTATCATTAACACCAAACATCCCATATTCAAACAAATCAATATCTTCTCTAATATATGAAATATATGAAAGGTCAAGATATACGATGGCGATTGATACATTTAACAATGCATCCATAAAAGAATTGGCATTAATTGATTTCTCTAATTTGGAGAAACTTTTGAAAGAGGATTATGACATTATAGATATTTTAAACACAATAGATAGTAAAGCGAAAATGGAAGAATACCTTCTATCGTTTTCACCATTCGAAAGATATCCATATGTACAAGACCAATTACCAACGGTTGAATATGTGAACCAATTATTGGCAACCCCATTTCAAATAGAAGAATATAGTACATCTAAAAAAAGAGGTGAATCTGGAAATCTTTATAAAAACTTAAATAGTAATTTATATTCATATTTGGCGGAACCATATAGAACAAAAATCTATCCATTCAGTTCTGAACAATATCTTTCATATATTAACAAACCAAAATTTGAACCACAAGAATTTAAATTTGAGGGTATCTTACAAGTAAACACTAAAGAAGGTTTAATTAGTTCACCAATCAATCCATTATTTTGGGTTAAAAATGGTTACACTACTGATATTTTTGCAAGAAAATTAGACTTAGATACTTCTGATGGTTTATTTAGTTCTGTTAATATTTTAAACACACCATATTTCCATAAACAATTATATAATGATTTACATAAAACATCATCATATGGAAAATATGCGGGCTCCGCGTATCTTTTATTAAACTCATTACCATTTGTTGATTTAGACGAAATGGTTAATTTTGGATTATCGAGTACAAGACCGTCTTCATTATTTAAAGAAGTAAGTTCTTCACACTATATTCCATATCATTTAATGTTAAAGTGGGGTTCCCAATATCATAGATATAAAAAGTATCTAACAGAAAAAGATGCTAATGATAATCCTATTGACATTATTGGAACATATTACGTAAAAGACTCAAACAATAATAATATATTGATGGAAGGTGCTTTAACTGGTAAAACTGGAACATCAATAAACACATCTACATTTTTTTCGGGAACTACCTCATCATTAACAAACGTTAAAATAGGTAGTGAAACTATAACCACTGCACTTGATACAGGAGTACATCCATTCTACGACGCTCTTTACCATCAATTTATAAATGATTATAGTCATTTTGATATTAATGCATCGGCCGGTGTTAATTCCTTTACAGGTAGAACAACAAGTAATACTATAAATTTTGATAGAGTATCAAACGGAGATGAATTTAGATATTGGACATCATTTGTTGACAATTCTAAATTAAAAACAACTGATACACATTATACATTATTACCGTCTGTTGGTGCGAACGCCATCTCAAACTTAGATTTAACAAACGGGGACGACGCTTTAAGAAACTTTAATAAAGGTCAAACGGCGTTTAGAGTACTTTGGACAGACGAAACTGTTTATACAACTTATACGGGTAAAACATTCCCATCATATGACGAACATCATATAGATACCAAATTTAATGATTATTTGGTAATGGATAGTTCAGTTAAGTTTAAAAAAGTTAATGACTTAATTGCAACATTTAGTCCCGATATATTAGATAAATTTGAAGAATACTTTTTAGACTTTGCAACTGAGAGGGTTACTGAGGAGACACCATATAAAAAATTCAAATCAGTAAAACATGACAACTTCCAAAATTTAATAAAATCTATTGTAACGGTTAAAAAGAAAGACTCCGACCCAACAAACACGAATTTATTAATCAAAACATTAAGAGAACAACAATTAGAAAATTTAAAAGTATTAACAAAAGATATTTTATCCGAATCAAATTTAATTAAGATTACGTTAGGTAATCCTAAGGAAATTGATTTACATACTTGGAGTGGATTTTCCGAAATTGGTTCTGTAAAAAGTTTCTCATATAATAATTTTGATATTGTACAAACAGGAGATACCACAAATCAAAATGATTTAAAATTAATAATTGGTACCGAACCTTATACAGGAACCACCCAAACAACAAATTATTATGTAGAATTTTTTAGTACTAATAATGTAGAATTTAGTGCGGATTATTTTAGAATTTTTAGACCGTTAGTTTACATTTACGCGGGATATAGAAAAAATGGAGGTACAAATACAAAAAGTGCGTTCCAACAATATCTTATAAATAATATATTATCATATAACACTGTATTCCACAATGGTATTCAAAATAGACAGGGTTTATATTTGAACACTATTCTTTCTAAACTTGTTAATCTTAAGAGTGAAACAAAAACAATACAACAAACAGTTTTAAATGGGTACAATGATAGTCCATTAAAACTTGAACAATATAATTATTTTAAATCATTTAACGATAAATGGATTGCGGGTAATTCTATAGGTCAAAGATTATTGTTAGAAGAGTTTTTATTTTTAGATAAGGCGAATAGAGATATTGGAGATAAGGCATATTTTAGTTTAGAAAAATTAATACCTTTAGAACAACCGGAGAACGATAAACAAAACTTATATGGACTTATCGGTATGTTAATAAACGGCACAGGATTTGATATGAGGGGATTACCGGCATATGTGAATTTTTATGGAACAAACTTATCAACCAAATCTAAATTAACCCCATCTAAAAAAGTTGCGCAAAATCTATTCGGTACATTTTTAGAGGTTGATTATCAAGAGTCATCCCCTAAGATGATTTTACAATATACAGGACCAACATCCAAACATTTGGAAATGGCTGACGTTAGTAAAAAATATAATTTTAATGACGATAGTTTCAATGTTGGAAATGTAAATAAAAACCCATTGGTTATAACAATACCTGAAATATTCAATAACACTGATTTATCGAAATCAAACAAAGTGGTTGCTTTTGAAGTTAATTTCGGAGACCAAAATCAAAGTATTTTCAAGGGAGTTAGTTTAGACCAAAGTTCAATAAGAAATACTACTGAATCATTTATTGCTCAAGAAAACTTGGGTAGGTCAGAATCAGGTTCAGGAGCACACCAAGTAGATATCGGATTATTTGAAATTTATAGGCAGGCATCATACACTTGTGATGTAACATGTTTAGGTAACGTGATGATACAACCAACAATGTATTTCTATTTAAAAAACATACCAATGTTTAAAGGTTCATATTGGATTACAGAGGTGTCACATAAAATTAGTAACAACAACATATCAACTTCATTTAAAGGTACCAGAATACCTTACGCTTCGTTACCTGACCCTAAAGACTCGTTTATGGCAAGTTATAGAGCATTGTTTGATAGAATTACCAAAAGTGCGGTTGCTAGAGTTAAACAAGATAGTTTAAACATATCAGGTTCAACCAAAAATGAAAAATCAATCAGTACTGACCAAGGTACATTTACTGTTGATATGGGAGGTAAGGAACAAGAAATTAAAGGAGAACAATTAACAAAAGAAACAGGAGTTAATATGTTCGGTGTTAGATATAATGGTTATAATGGTGAGAAATACATTCAAAAAGTAACATATAACAAGAAGGAATACTTTAGAGCAATTGCAGTTGGAATGGGCGGTAAAACATATAAACCTGAGGATGCAATTCAAATGAGTTTATTGTCTCGACTAAAATCAAAAACTATACAAGGTACAACAACAGGTAATAATGGAGAATACGTTAGTTATTTAACTTGGGGGGACATTAACAAAGAAAAAGACTTCTACTCATTAAGATTTGATTTGAATGTTGCATCCGCAGATATTATTATTGGAACAGTTAATAAAACACAAGGAGTTAATATAAGTCACGCGGGAGCGACCACTTATTTCCTTAACCCTAAAACAAATAAAGAAACAACAATAACACCAAATGGTAGTAACCCTATCACAAAGGATAATATATCAGGACCAATTAATATTGGACCAAATGTTGATGGATATGGAATAGCATTATCAAAATCATTAATGACCAAATTAGGATTATATGATGGTGATGTTGTTTATTTCACGATGACATAAGAATATTAACAAATTTGGGATATTTATACAATATAAAAGAATATTATGGAAAATAATAAAATTAATGCGGTAGACCAATTCTTAAATCCAAAACAAGTTAGAAAAGTTTCTAATGATGGTATGGAAAGAGAAGAATGTGATATGGTAACAGGAGAATGTTACACAATCAGAGAAAAGGACGGAATAGTAGAAAGAATAAATAAAAAATACGTTACAAACGACGGTAGACAATTATTACAAGATTAAGCCATGTTAGAACAAAAACTACAAGAAGAATTAAATCGTTACAAAGCCATTAACAAATATGGTAAAACGATGATAATGGAGCAAGAAGCTCCACCAGCTGACGCGGCTGCAATGCCAGCAGATCCTGCGGCGGCACCACCAGCGGACCCAGCATTAGGTGCTGAAGTCCCACCAATGGACCCTGCGGCTCCTATCGATCCAGCAGCACCTGCAGATGTACCAGCGGAGACTGATACAACGGAAGAAATTGACATTACAGATTTAGTTAATATGACTAAAAGTCTTAAAAAAGACGTAGAAGATAATAGAAACGAAAATGGAGATGTTATCGGTAAGATGGATGACGTGTTCACCAAATTAGGTGATTTAGAATCTAAGTTAGCTCAAATGGACCAAGTTATGGCTAAAATTGACGAATTGGGTGCTAAAGTCGAAGCGTCAAAACCAAAAACAGGAGTAGAAAAACTTGAAATGCGTTCGTTAGATTCATATCCATTTAATGAAAAACCACAAGAATTCTTCGCACACAAACAAGGTGAAATGCAAGCAAGTGGTAAGAATGAATATGTATTAACCAAGGACGAAGTTGAAAACTACCCTGCGGATACCATCAAAACTTCATTTAACCCAGAACAACAAGAAGATGAATATAAATTCTAATGTAAATTTTTTAGTAGGTTTACAACTACAAATGAAGATTAACCATTGGCAAACCAAAGGTTATGCTAGACACAACGCATTTGGTGAATTTTACGATTCATTAAGTGATTTAATTGATACATTTGTTGAGTCTGCAATGGGAAAATATGGTAGATTTACTTTAGACGAGGAAACAAAAACAATCCAATTAAGTAATTTATCTGAATTGGATGTTAAAGGTATGATTTCAACGGTAAGAGACGCATTGGTTCAAATGGGGGAACAATTAGACCCATCGGATACAGATTTATTAAATATCCGTGACGAAATGTTAGGAGGATTGAATAAATTATCATATCTTTTAACATTAGAATAATAAAATTATTAAAAAACAAAATTAAATGATATCAGGTTCAGCAGCAAGAATTGCATCAAACACAGCAACAAGTTCATTATCTTATATAGATAGTTTAGTAACAGGAGCAACTGCTCAAGGTTTATATTCTATAACGGTGGATGGGGCGAGAGTAAATTCAGCAATGGTTACCACATTAAAATCTTATGGTTTTACTGTGGATACAACGTATGACACTATGGGAACCTATCCAAGATATGTGATTTCTTGGTAATTCACCCTTCTAAAAAAAAACTTTAAAAATAATTTAACCCAGATTTCCAAGTCTGGGTTTTTTTATGTATATTTTACTATAACGTTTTAAAAACTTAAATTTTAACAATTATGTCTACATTTGACGCAGTACTGGCACAGTACGAGAAAAACAAAAACAACGCCACAGGTGGCAATGCAAACAAGGTATCCCAAGAGGATAGAATGAAGAAGTATTTCACAACCGTATTACCTAAGGGTTCTAAAGGTGAAGAAAGACGTATTCGTATTTTACCTACAAAAGATGGTAGTTCACC